CTGTGACGCGCAAGTTCTAATGGCCACTCCGGGATCATCCGGGATTTACCGGGACAGCGTGGGAAGCTGTTGATTCAACGGGGCTTCCGGCGGCCTTGACGGGTTCTTCAAGCAAGCCGGCCGCGCAACTTCAAATGGCCATGATACGGCTAGTCGAGAAAAATTCCTCAATGAATCCGGTTGAAGGGGCCGAGGATTCGGGCGTGTCTGGTCATCGCGACCGGCGACCGCCCGAATCCTATAATTTCAAGAAAGTGGCGTAACACGCGGGTTTGTGCGCGTCGTCGCGCGGTGCAGCCTTCAGAGGAAACGGGCGTTAACGAGCCGCCTTGGGCGGACTATCGTCGGAGCAACCTTTGCTATTTTTGAAGCTGATCGAAAGCGTGGCCGATGCAACACCGTCGCGCGCGCGATCCTTCGACAAGGCCACCCAGGACACGGGTGTTTCCAATCGTTTACCGTCCGCCTGCATACACGAAATGATCTCCGCATTTGTCGGATGGTGCGAGCAGCGTCCCATAGACGGAAGGTCAGTGACCCACGTCCAGACCTCCTTGTGTCGGCTGGTTGGCACGGAGTTTACGTGGAGCGGAACGTCAATGATCTCTGCAATTTCACCGACCATCTGAGTAGCGGCTTTGTCGAGGTCCGCTGTCGGCGCGGGACCTAGTGTTCCGAAGATGGCGCAAACACCCACGTTTGGGCTCGCTTTGACCATATAGCTTCGGATTAATCGATGAGGCTTAGGCACCGACTTTAGCTGATAAAAGCCGTCGCTACTGCCAGCAGCCGTGTAATCCAGATCAGATAACTTCTCGCCCATCCGAATGCCGAAGGGCTCGGAAAGAACTTCGGCCCGCGCCGTTGTCATTGTGGCCGCAACGACGATTAACGCGAGCATCGACTTCATAATGTCCGTCCTACCCATCGTACCCGGCCGACGAGCCGGAAGTGATCCACCGAAGGGATCGACTCCTCCCGCGTTGGCCAGTCCGGATTGTCCGAAACCATAATCGTGTGTCCAGGGCCGCGCCGCAACCGTTTAACAAAGGCGTCGTCGCCCACTGTGAACACGCATATCCATCCGTCCAGAAACGTCTCAACGTTGGCATCCACTATCAATGGATCGCCATCGGCAATCGTCGGCTTCATGCTATCGCCAGATGCGTAGAGCACCCGCGCGTGCCGATCTGGCAACCCCAACCGTCGCAAGAGGCTCCGAGAAACCGCCTCGGTACCTGCATCCTCCGCGAGGACTAGCGCACCCGTTCCGGCAGACGCTTTAAAGCCCAACTTCGGAACAATCACCGAATCCGACGTCTCGACGCCCAGAACGAGCCAATCAAGGGATCGCGAACACGCCAGCGCGATTTGCGCCACCTTGTCCAAAGACGGCTTTGACGGGCCTTTTATCCACTGTCGGATTGATGACTCGTCGATCCCGCAAAACCTAGCAAATCCGGAGATATTTCCGTTCGCGTGCTCTTCCGCCAGCAATTCTAGGCGCTTTTGGAACGACAAAGTCCCTCCTTTTCGGAAAGTTCTTGCGAATCTCGAAGAACTCTACGAATATGCGTGTCACCAAAGTGATTTGTGACCCCTCAAAAAACGGCCTGCCAGCCGCTTTGAGGGCAAGGGGTGCCAATGTCTCCTTCGTGGGATCGCCATGCCATCAAGGCCGAAGTTCACCGTCGTGGACTTACGCTCGTCGGGATCGCTAGGGCGCGTGGCCTTGAGCCGAGCGCCTGCAAAGTGGCGCTACGCCGGCGCAACTTCGCTGGCGAGCGTGCGATCGCCGACGTCCTCGGCGTCGAACCTTCGGTCTTGTGGCCAGAGCGATATCGCGCCGGCACCTCTCGGAGGGACGCTAACCGGATTTCCAAGGATTCGCTATTGTTGACAAGGCGGGCCGGATGATGAGTTCTTTCGGTCGAATCCTTTCATTTCCAGTTTCAGTCGGGCGCGGTTGCTATCGCCGCGTGTGTAATCTGGCGCTCATCTTCGAGTGCTTCAGGTCTGAGGTCGACTCAGAAAGTTCCCCGCGAACTGAAGTTGACGCAACGTCGGGTAGCGCGCAGCCAGCCGATCGCATCACCTTCGACGTCGAGATTATCGCGACATCTTCCGCCGGGTTCACGCTGCGTAACCGCGCCACCCGCGCGGTCCACACCATCAGCTTCGACTCCATCGTTATCGGGCCGAACGACGGCGGCGACGGCTACGTGCTGTCGTTGCCGCGCGATCGCGCCGTTCTTCAGGGGATGATCGATGCCGCCTGATCGTTTCGCCGCCCTCCGCATGTTCTTCGCCACGCTGATCATCATCACATTCTCGCTGGTCGCGCTGAATGAGCGACTGCGCAACGAGCACCGTGGTCCCGCCATCGAACGACCGTCGCTCTCGATCGTGCCGGCCGCCTTCGACGCGAGGTGGCCATCGTGAAGCGCGCGCGCGACTCCGCGACGCTCGATCTGTTCCGCAACCTCACGCCGTCACCGGCGGTGGAGCGGTTCGAGGATGAGCGCGTGCGCGCCGCGCATCTGTCGGCGCGGGTCAAGAAAGCGATGTCGGCGGCGATCAAGGACAGTGGGCACTCGCGCGAGACGATCGCCGCGTTGATGAGCGATCAGCTTGGCGAGCGGGTCACAGCAGCGATGTTGGACCAATACACGTCCACCGCCAACGAGACGAACAACGTTCCGGCATATCGTCTGATCGCGCTTTATCATGCGACGCGCGACGCGCGCCTGATCAACGCGCTTCTCGACGGCACCGACCTGATCGCGATCGATGCGCGGTTTGCCGCGCTGATCGATCGCGAACTGTGGAAAGAGCAACGCGACTTCGCCGACCGACAGTCGCTCGCCTCCGACAAGCAATGGAAGGCGAGCCGATGAAACCGCATCTCACAGCCGCCGAGATGGTCGGTTTACCGGGACTGCCGACGGATGAAACCAACGTCCGTCGCACCGCCAAGCGGTGCAACTGGATCGGTCGCCGTCGCGCAGGTTCGAAAGCTGTTGAGTATAGCTTCGAAGTCCTCCCGCCGCCCGCCCGCATCGCGTACCTTTCGCGCACGGCCGATGCGATCGACGTCCCGGCGCCGGTGGCGCGCGATGCCGCCGCCGAACCGGAAGCCGTCAACGTCGCCGGCAGCGCCGCCGAGGCGCGCGATGCGAGGCTTGCCATCCTCGCGCTCGCTGACAAAGTCGCGGCCGACGCCGGAACGTCGCGCAAGCAAACAGATCTCCTGTTCTGTGACCTCTACAACGCGGGCAACGTCAGCGCGCCCGCGTGGGTCACCGTCGAGGTGAAGTCGCTCACGCCGCGCACCCTGCGCCGCTGGCGCGCTTTCGCGGCGCATGGTCAGAAGTCGCGCCTTGCCGTCGATCGTTCGGCGGCGCGGCGCGGTACCGGAATTCTCGATCGCGCCAACGACGGCGCGGTGAAGACGTTCATTCTGGCCCTGGTCGTGAAGCAGCCACAGCTCACCGCACATGACCTGCGCGGACGCGCCGCCGATCAGTTCCCCGACCTGACGCTGCCGAGCGGCGAAGTCGTTCCTCTACCGCCAATCCGCACGTTTCAACACGCCTTGAAGGCTTGGCGAAACGAGTATCGCAACGCGATTGAATCGATTCGCGATCCAGATGGATACAAGTCGAAGGTCCGCTTCGCCGCCCGCGTCGCGGTGCCGGCGACGCGCCTCAACGAAATCTGGCAGATCGACGCGTCGCCGTCCGATGTGATGACCACCGACGGCCGCGTCAGCGTCTACGTGTGCGTGGATATCTACTCGCGGCGGATGATCGGCTTCGTCAGCCGCACCGCGCGCGCGGCGGCGGTCGGCCAGTTGATCCGCAAGGCCATGCTTGCGTGGGGCAAGCCGGAGCGCATCAAGACCGACAACGGCTCCGACTTCGTCGCTCACCGCACGAAACGTCTGTTCGATGCGCTCGGTATCGAGCACGAACTCGCGCCGCCGTTCCAGCCTGAGCGCAAAGGTCACGTCGAACGCGCAATCGGCACGATGCAGCGCGGTTTAATGCGGACGCTGCCCGGCTTCATCGGTCACAGCGTCGCCGATCGCAAGGTGATTGAGAACCGCAAGGCGTTCTCGGCGCGGCTTGGTGAAAAGCCCGAAGACATGTTCGAGGTCTCGCTCTCGGCGATCGATCTGCAACGGCACCTCGACGATTGGTGCAAGGACATTTACGCAACCCATCCGCACGCCGGTCTAAAGGGCCGGACACCGTTCGCGGTGGCGGCGATGGCCGGCGGCGTCATCCAGAAGATCGAGGATGCACGCGCTCTCGACGTCTTGCTTGCGCCTGTCGCCGGCAAAGACGGCATCCGGCAGGTGACCAAGACCGGCCTTCGCGTCGGCGGCGAGCACTACATGGCCGGGTGGATGAATGTCGGCGATCGCGTCCTCGTTCGCATGGACGAATCCGATCTCGGTCGCGTGTTTGTATTCTCGGAAGATGGCGAAACCTACCTCGGCGATGCTCTCGCGCCAGATCTCGCCGGTCTCGATCCGATCAAGACTATCGCTGCCGTGCGTGCCGAGCAGAAGCGTCGCATTGACGACGCGATGGCGCCGGTGAAGCGCGAGGCGCGCAAGATCAAATCCTCGGACATCGCCGCCGCGCTCCATCGTCAAGCGCTGCGCGACGCCGGCACGCTGATTGAGTTTCCGAAACGCGAGGTCGAGCACACCACGCCGGCGATCCAGGCGGCCGCCGCTGCCGCGCGCGGCCACAAGCCTGCACCCGAACATTCGCCCGACGTGCTCGCCCTCCAGGCGGCGCTGCTCGCCGGCGAGACCTCGTCAATCGTCAAACCGCTGCGCGCCGAGGAAACGGCGCACCAGCGATGGAATCGCGCCCGCGACCTCGAAGGCCGTGTCGCGCGTGGTGAGTTCGTGGATGCCGAGCAACTGATGTGGCTCGGCGCGTATCGCGAAGGGTCCGAGTACCGAGGCTTCGCCAAGACTTACGGCGTGAGCCTCACGCAAGAAAATGGCCCCGTTGCAGCGGAGCCACTTTCGCAGAGCCAAACATGAAGAAAGGGCAAAATATGAGAAAGCACGCTCAAGTCAATGGGCAGGTCCCGCTGAAGAACGTCGCGGCGTTCATGGCGATGGTGCAACGGTTGCAGGATCGCCATCCGAAGCTGCCAGGACTCGGCGTCTGCTCGGGTCATTCCGGGCTCGGCAAAACCGAAGCGTCGATTTTTGCGCAGAACATCACCAACGCGGTGCGCGTTGAGTGCCTGAGCCGGTGGACGGCGCGCGACCTGATGGAGGCGCTGCTTCGCGAACTGAAGCAGGAGGTGAAGCGCAACGAGCGGATCGCGACGATGGAGGCGCGGGTCATAGCCGCGATGGGCGACGATCCGACGCGCCCGTTGTTTATCGACGAAGCCGACAAGATGTTCGATCGCGGGCTGATCGAGATCGCGCGCGAATTGCAGGAAGGCTCCGGCGCGCCGGTGGTCCTGATCGGCGAAGAAAAGCTGCCGACCAAGCTGCTCACCGTCGAGAAGGTGCATAACCGCGTCCAGACGTGGTTCGTAGCGCAGCCTTGCGATCTCGAAGACACCCAGCAACTCGCACGGGCATTCCAGCCCAAGCTTAAGATCGCCGACGATCTGTTGACAAAAGTTGTCAACCTCTCGCAGGGCCGCGCCCGGCGCATCGTGAATGCGTTGAGCGACATCGGGGACTTCGCTCGCAACAAGAACCTCGCAGATATCGACCTCGCCCAGTTCACCGGCAAGATCGCCACGGGCGCGCCGCCGGCGGCGCGCCCGATCGACGCTTACGCGCAGGTGGCATGATGCCGAAACACACTCATCAGCATATGCTGAAGCTGACCGCCCGCGTGCCGCGCGGTCATGAAGGCTTCTGGCAGATCATCCGTAAACTGGACCCGAAAGGACCTTGGTCGGTCCAAGACGTCCACGGCTACACCAACATCCTGCATCATCAGACCGTCAACGACTTCGTGTCGCGTCTGCTCAGGGCCGGATACGTGGAGCAAGTTGGCACCAAACCGGGCACGCGGACGACCAAGGTTCTCAAGCTCTATCGGTTGTTGAAGCGGCCGTCGGAGACGCCGTCGCTTCGTCGCGACGGCGTCGCACTCGAAATGCCGGCGCAGCAACGCATGTGGAATGCGATGCGGGCGATGAAGGAATTCACGCTTGCCGGACTCGCCAACGCCGCCTGCGATAGCCAGCACCGGCCGGTGCCGTACTACACCGCGCAGCGCTACGTCAGCCATCTGGTGCGTGTCGGCTACCTGATCGACGTCAGCCGCGGGTTCTATCGCGTCAAGGCGTCGATGAACACCGGACCGAGCGCGCCGAAGATTCTTCGTCTCCATGTCGTTTTCGACACCAACCGCAACGCGGTGATGGGCGAACCGACCGATGCGGAGGCCGTCGCATGAAGAAGGTCGTTGATTTTCTCGCGAAGGCGAAGCTGGCGTGGGGCGATGATCTCCCCGATTGGGTGGAAGAACTGGCCAAGGAGGTCTGTCGCAAATCGCAGAGGCTGGCCGGTGCGCGCATCGGGTACACGGGCGGCCTCGTGTCCGCTGTCATCGCTCGCAAGTATCGCGGCGACATGGCGCGCGTCGAGGCCAAAGTGCGCGGCGCATTGATGGGTGCGACTGTCGAATGTCCGGTGCTCGGCGTGATCGGTCGCCACCGCTGTCTCGACGAACAGAAGATGCCGAACACCGGGGCCTCACCACAGCGAGGGCGGCTTTACCGCAAGTGTCGCGGCATCGGCACCGAAATCTGCCCGCACTCACGTCACAGAACGGAGGCCGACGATGCTCAGTCGTGATTTGAAGCAGCTTTCAGAGACATTTCATCGCTGGCTCACCGGCCAGGAGACTGTGACGGCGGAAACAATGAGACGGTTCGACCAGGACCTTCGTTGCGCCGTCGGCAGCGCCACGCTGCTGGAACTCGGTATCGATCCGAACACGCTGTTCGCGCTTGCCATTGCGAGTGAGACGCCGAACAGCAACGTCACGTTCCTGTCGGATTATCGAGTTCGTCGGGTTCGCGCTGCGATGGGAGCGTCATCATGAACGCTCCCGTCACCAACGTCGTGCCGGCGCGGCCGACGTTCGAGGAACAGGTGGCGACTGTCGACGCGGTCGCCGTCGCCACCGCCATCATGAAGCACGGTCGGCGCGACGTCATGCAGGTGCCGACCATCGCCATCGTTGCGATGGCGGCGCAGCTCGTCCGTCATGCCCAGGTCGCGGACCTGACGGCCGCGATGCTTTCCAACATCGACCAGCTCAACGCCGAAGCGGAGCCGTTTCGTCGGCTCGCGCTTCAGAACGCCGCCCAGGTGCAGGTAGCCATGGTCGGCGAAGCACTCATCGCGCTCGGTTACGACCGCGCCGAAACCTCTCAACCCACCACCCAGGAGACGACGAATGGCTAAGAAGGGAAAGGCGCTCGCCGCGCCGGTTGTGCGCGTGCCGGCAGACCGCGAGGAAGCGGCGACCATGCTGGCCGAATACGGCCGCGTAGGCCGTGAGATCGAACATCACGAAATCGACCTCAATCAGGAATTGGCCGACGTAAAGCAAAAGTATCTCGCGAAGTCGCAGGCGCTCGAGACACAGTTCAAGGAGCTTTTTAAGGGGCTCCAAATGTACTGCGATGCCCATCGCGCGGAACTCACCGGCAACGGAAGAACCAAGACTGTCGACTTCGGCACCGGCAAGATCACGTGGAAATGGAATCCGGCGAAGGTTTCGCATCCGGGCAGCGAGGCCGAACAGATCGTTGCGCGGATCGAGGAGAAGATCGCCGAGCTAACCAAGCGCGGCGAATCTGGTGCGCTGTTCGCCGCTTTTCTCCGCGTCGTCACGACGCTGGATAAGGACGCCATCCGAAAGAACGCAGACCTTGCCCGCACGATCGTCGGGCTAAAAGTCGGCCGTGCCGGCGAGACGTTCACCGTCGATCCGTTCGCCGACGAACAGCTTGCGGAGGCGTCGTGATGGCCGGCGCGCAGATGCACATGGCGCTCGCGCCGCAGTACGGCCTGACGCCGCGCGAACGCGACTGTCTCGCCGCGATCGGCGATTACGTCTCCCGCACCGGAGCCGCGCCGGCGTATAGCGATCTCGGTGCCTTGCTCGGCCTGTCGTCGAAGTCAGGCGTCTATCGGCTGGTCGATGGGCTCGAACAGCGTGGGTGGATCAGGAAGCTGCCAAACAAGGCGCGGAGTATCGAGATCGTGTCGCGCGTCGGCGCGTCCGACGGCGTGACGATCGACGTAGAGAAGATGCTCCCGCGCCGAATGCTGGACGCGCTCCGTGCGCATTGCACGCGAACCGGCGAGCAACTGACCGACGTCATCCACGATGCCGTCGCGCTGTTCCTCGACCAGATCGGGGCCGACCCCGAATGAAAAAGCGCCGGACCATCCGCCTGTCAGACGCCGAGCGGGCCGCGCGATCGGCCCGCTTGCGCGCGTTGCAGGCCGATCCGGCGTTCCAGGCCGCGCGCCGCGCCGCCATCGTGACATGGTCCGTCGCGCGCCGTGCGGCGCAGGCCGAATTGCTACGGCGGCAAAACGCCGACCCGAATTTCATCATGCGCCAGCGCATCGCTCAGGATGCGGCCCGCGTGCGCGCTGTGAAGATTCCGGCGTCGACACATCCGGTCGTGCGGGCGCTGTTCGTCGAGATGAACGCGCAACTGGCGACGATCGCCGAAGTCGCCGATCGCGCCGACGTCGGCTTCGACACGATCCGCTTCTGGCGTTTTCGCTCAATGCCGCGAGTCGATCTGCTCGACGCCGCGCTCAACGTCCTCGATCTCCAGCTTGCGGTGGTGCCGATCGGCACGCGCGATGCTGACGGTTTCGCCAAACGAACAGGAGGTTCGAAATGAGGCTGTCCACCAAACCGGCGACCACCGCCATGATCGCGACCATCCACACCTTGAAGGCCCGCGCCTTCGAGGATGACGACACCTATCGCGGCTTCCTGCACAAGGTGGCCGGCGTCGACAGCGCCAAAAAGCTCAATGTTGCCGCCGCCGGTCACGTCATCGATCGGCTGCGCGCGCTCACCGGCGAACACAACACCGTGCGCGGCGCGGTCGCCGGCCTCGACAGCCCGATCGGTCGCAAGATGCGGGCGCTATGGATCGCCGGCTACGACCTCGGTCTTGTCACCGATCGCACCGACCGTGCGATGCTGTCGTTCCTCCAGCGCCAGACCGGCGTATCGCACACGCGGTTTCTCACGCATCCCGCCGCCGCGACGTCGGCAATCGAGGGCCTCAAGTCCTGGCTGGCGCGTGACGGTGGCGTCGAGTGGCCGGCGGATCGCGAGGACGTCATCGCCAGCAAGCGCGCGGTGCTCGATGCGCAGTGGCGGCGCCTGGTCGACGCCGGCAACGTCAAGACTTACGGCGCGGTCGTGACGGCGATGGATCATCTGCGCGATTACGCCTGCCGCGTGACGCGCAACAACTCGTGGGAAGGCTTCGCGGCGCACGACTATGACGAAGCCCAGCGCGCGCTTGGTCGCCGCGTCCGCGCCGTGTTGTCCGGGAGGGTCCGCTGATGGCCGTGATCTGGACTGACGCGCGCAAGGCGCGGTTGAAGGAACTATGGGACGCCGGGAAGTCCGCAACGGAGATCGCCGTTGAGTTCGGTGACGTATCGCGCAACGCCGTGATCGGCCGGATTCATCGTTGCAAGATGTCGGATGCGACCCGCGATCGGCCGCGCCGCGTCTTCAGCAGGCCGAACCGCGCGCCGGCGCAACCGCGTCCCCGCGCGAGCCAGAAAGCCAGAAAGCCAGAAAGCCAGACGCCGGCCTGCGTTGAGCCGCCACCGTTGCCGGTCGACGACACGCAGATCCCGCTCGGCCAGCGGAAGAGCATCCATCAGCTAAC